AGATTAGCTTCAAAATGGTCCAAAACTGGACTTCTTGAAGGTCTTGGCTCTGAGACTGAAAAGAACAATATGTCAATGATTCTTGAAAATCAAGCTAAGCAATTAGTTCAAGAATCTTCATTGTCAGGTGGAGGAGTAGCTGGTGGTAGCTTTTCCTCACAAACAGCTGTTAATACAGGTGAACAATGGGCTGGTGTAGCTCTTCCATTGGTAAGAAAAGTATTTGGACAAATTGCTTCTAAAGAATTTGTATCAGTACAGCCAATGAATCTACCTTCAGGTCTTGTATTTTACTTGGATTATCAGTATGGTACTACTAAATCACCTTTTACAGCTGGTAATTCACTATATGGTGATACAGATGGTAATACTCCATTTGGTAATGGTGCTACTGGTGGTTTATATGGTGATGGTAGATTTTCATATTCTACTAACCTTACATCTTCAAAAAGAGGTGCCACTACTGAAGGAACTGCAACATGGTCAGATGTGAACTATGTTAACCAGCTTTCAGCTTCAGTTGCAGCAGGAGATGTAGTTACCCTTGCGTTTCCATTAGGTGAATTAGCTAACGAAGATCTGGAAGGTATTAGATCATTTAGACTTTTCTCACAATCTAGCGATGGAACAACTGGAGTAGATATTACAGATTTCCCAGCTGCTACTAAAATTGTAGGAACTGATATTCAATTTGCTGTTAATGATTCTTCACTAACTGTATCTAATCCTCTATTACTTATCTCTTATTCTCTACAACCTGTAGATAACGCAAGAGGTGATTTTGAGGATAAGAACACTACTCTTAATGGAAATAATAATCCTATTTCTATTCCCGAAATTAATGTTCAAATGCAATCTTCAGCTATTGTTGCTAAAACTAAAAAGCTTAAGGCTGTATGGACACCAGAATTTGCTCAGGATTTGAATGCATACCATGCACTAGATGCTGAAGCGGAATTAACTTCTGTCATGAGTGAGTATATCTCATTAGAGATTGATCTTGAAATTCTTGATATGTTGATTGAATCTGCTGCTGCTTCTACTGAAATTTGGAGTACAGTAAATAATGAGTCTATTAATACGGCGGGAGTAATTTCCGATTTAGGATTTTTCAATAGTCAAGGACAGTGGTTCCAAACATTAGGAACTAAAATCCAAAAAGTAAGTAATGCTATTCACCAAAGAACTCTTAGAGGAGGTGCTAATTTCTTAGTATGTTCTCCAACAGTAGCTACTATCTTGGAATCAATCCCAGGATTTGCTTCTACTCATGATGGTGATGTAGCTCAAGCTACTTAAATACTATTCTTTTAGGCTATAGAGGTGGCCAATTCTTGGAATCAGGTGCTGTATTTGCCCCATACATTCCATTAATTATGACACCATTAGTATACGATCCAGAAACCTTTACTCCACGTAAAGGCCTATTGACTCGATATGCTAAGAAAATGGTAAGACCAGAATTTTATGGTAAGGTCCTATGTTCAGGTCTAAATACTCTCTAATAGTAGTATTTTTAACCTTTAAGGGGGGGTGCCGCAAGGCACCCCCTTTTTTTTGTATTTATAATCGTAATTATTTTATTAACCTTTAAAAATTTCTTTTATGTCCGAAATCTTAATTGCGCAAAAAAGAAGACCAAAAAATCCTATAAAATTTAAAATACAATTAAACGAAGAACAGAAAAAAGCAAAAGAAATAATATTAAGTAATACACTTACACTCCTAGCGGGGTCAGCAGGTTCAGGTAAAACTTTTTTGGCTTGCCAAGTAGCCTTAGATGGCTTGTTTTCACGTAGATACGAAAGAGTTATAATTACAAGACCCACAGTTTCAAAAGAAGATATAGGTTTTTTACCGGGTGCCTTAAGAGAAAAAATGGACCCCTGGTTACAACCAATATATGAAAACATGTATTCACTGTATGATAAGGATAAAATACAAAAATGTTTAACTGACGATATTATAAAAATAGTACCTTTAAGTTTTATGAGGGGGAATACATTTATGAATTCCATAGTAATAGTAGATGAGGCCCAAAATGTAACTCATACACAAATGGAAATGGTAGTAACTAGAATAGGATTAAATTCAAAAATGATAGTTTGTGGAGATAAAAAACAAATAGATTTAAAAAGAAAAATGGATTCTGGTTTTAACTTTTTATATAAAGCTAGTACACAAATAGAGGGTTTATCTTCGGTAGAATTAACAACTAATCATAGAAGTCCAATAGTTGAGGATTTGGTAGATTTTTATACTGATGCACATAAAAATGGACTACTAAAAAGCTAATATTTATAAATAAAACATGGCTAATATCCCCATATATCCGGGTAGTTCTTCTTTTTTCCCTGGAGATACACCTTTTGCATTTTATGATAATGATTTACAATTTCAAGAAGATGCAGATAAAATAACTACTTTCTGTAGTAGAAGGTTAGGATATCCCATAGTGGAAGTAGAATTACAGGATATTAATTTTTATGCTGCATTTGAAGAAGCAGTAACTACCTATGGTAATGAAGTTTATGCATATAAGGTTAGACAGGATTATTTATCACTAGAAGGTGGACCCACTGGATCTAATTTTAATAATACCCTAATTACACCTAATATGGGAACTATAGTTAGATTATCTAAGCAATATGGTGAAGAAGCAGGAACCGGAGGAAATGTTACTTGGAGAAGAGGTACTTTGGATATTAGTAAAAATGTACAAAATTACGATTTAAATGCCTGGGCTGCAGAAAGTGCATCCCTAGGTACTAATGACTCAATAGAAATAAAAAGAATATTTTACTATGCTGATCCTGCAGTAGTTAGATTTTTTGATCCTTATGCTTCTACAGGTATTGGTTTTAATAGCTTGATGGATAATTTTGGATTTGGAAGTTTTTCTCCGGCTATTAATTTTTTAATGATGCCTTTATCTTTTGATTTACAAAAAATACAGGGTATTGAAATGAATGATCAAGTTAGAAAATCTAATTATTCATTTGAGTTAATTAATAACCAATTGAAAGTATTCCCTATACCTATAGAAGATGGTAAATTATATTTTGAATACATAAAAACCCAAGATAGGTATTCATCTTCCTTTGATAATAATTATGGGGGAGTAACTAATATATCTAATGTTCCTTATACTAACCCCACTTATAATCAAATTAACTCAGTAGGAAGAAGTTGGATTTTTGAATATACCCTAGCTTTAACTAAAGAAATGTTAGGATATGTAAGGGGTAAATTTTCCACTGTACCTATCCCTGATGCTGAAGTAACTTTAAATCAATCAGATTTAATATCAGCAGCCACAGAAGAAAAAACTGCATTATTAGAAAGATTAAGAGCATATTTGGAGGAAACTTCCAGAGATAAATTATTAGAAAGAAGGGCACAGGAGGCCGAATTTAAACAAATAGAGTTGGCTCAAGCCCCGTATGTAATTTATGTAGGATAATGGCATTATTTGGAACACAAAGGGATGTATCTCTAATAAGAAATTTAAATAGAGAGTTAATGGGTAATATTATTACCCAACAAGCCTCTTTTTATTCTATTAGAATTAAGGAGACTAAAGTTAATATGTATGGGGAAGCTGCTGATGGTTATATATTTGAAGGTCCCTTTATTTTTAATTGTTTAATTGAAAGAACACCTCAAGTATTTACTGAAGCTGATATGATATTAGAAACCCAATATGAAGTAACATTTAGGTTTTTAAGAGACGATATGAAGGACGCTAATGTAGTAGCTAAAGTAGGGGATTATATTTTATACGAAGATAATTATCATATAGTTAATGATGTTTATTCTAATCAGTACTTTGTAGGAAAAAATCCCGACTACCCTAATGAGAAAAACCCATTAAACCCAGGATTAGCTAATTTTGGAAATAATTTATCAGTAATATGCATAACTAATATTGTGCCAGCTGATAGAGTGGGTATTAGTAAGGAAAGATATAACCAATAATGGCACAGGAAAGAAGAAAACCCATACCACCTAGACAGAAGGAATTATCTAAACGATTACAAACCCCTTATAAAGATGATGAGGGAAGATTTGATAGAGGTAATCCTAATAATGCTACATTTAATAATCTGGATAGAGGGAATCAAATTTCTTTTAAAGGGGATGATGTTCAGCCCTTTTCCATTGGCATAAAAGATATAGATGAGGCTATTACTTTTTATATGAAGGAAATAATAAGACCCTCTGTTATACAAAATGGCGCTAGATTAGATGTTCCTGTTTTATATGGAGACTCTGAAAGATGGAACCAAATAAACAAACTAGGATATTTAAGAGACGGTAATGATAAACCTATGTTACCTCTTCTTTTATTTAAGCGTACTAATTTAACTAAGGAAAGGTTTACTTCTAAAATAGATGCTAATAATCCTAATAATTTACAAGTATTTACTAAAACTTATAATGTCAAAAATGCTTATAGTAGCTTTGATGTATTGAATAGAAATTTTCCTGAAAAACAATTTTACGCTACAGTAATTCCTGACTATGTTACTCTAGATTATGATGTAATAGTATCTACTTATTTTGTGGAACAAAATAATAAAATTATAGAGGCTATGAATTATGCCTCTGACTCATATTGGGGTGACCCCGAAAAATTTAAATTTAGAGCTAGGATAGATAGCTTTACTACAAATACCGAAATTCCTTTAGGAGCTGAACGTATAGTAAAAACCACATTTAGCGTAAAACTTTATGGGTATATAATACCAGATACCTTTCTAAGGGATATAAATTCCGTTAAAAAATTTAATCAAAAAACTCAAATAAATATTTTATCAGAAACAGAAATACCAGCTGATAATACTAAAAGTATAAATCAGCGTATTTATAATCAAGAACTATAATAAATGCCTAGAACATTCATATCAGCTAGTATAGCTACAGGTCTTACTATTGAGGCAGGCCATGTCACACAATCCGCAGATGCTTTTACAGGTACGGAAGCTTATGATATTACTATATCTGGTTCCCTAGATATCAATAATGCTCCTATAACTAATTTAACAGCTAATGGCAATATAAGTGCAAGTGGAGATATAAATGCAAATAATATAACTGCAGCTGATGCAATAAAATTAGGGATTTGTGGAACAGTGCTAAATAGTAGTGCCCTAGCTTTATTGCAGAATCAACTTGTAGTAGGTAGCGATGCAAGTATTGTTGAAATAGAGATAGGAAGAAGCACCTCTTCTAACCGTAGAATAGAAATTTATGGTCAAATAACAGCATCTGGAGATATAAGTGCAAGCGGAGATATATCAGCAGTTACAGCATCACTTCAACGAATAGAACTCCCAGATGACGCGGATATAATATGCTCACCTGCGGGACATGTAATAAATTTTGGTGGAAGTGAATTTAAAATAACATCTGGAGACGATGCTTTTATACAAAT